TCATCTAACCGGACGAGGAATAAGGTCATGCCAGAAACCGCCGCAAAGCCACAGAAACGAGCTACAGCAGCCCCGAAGCCTAAGACTAAGGCCAAGGGTGCTGCAGCACAGGAAAACGTCTCCAAAGCCCCAAAGAAGACAGGCAAGTACACCCCAGAGCTGATAACAGAGATCTTCCGCCGCATCAGCTTGGGAGAGTCGCTACTGCAGATCTGCAGGGATGAGGGAATGCCAACGCGACAGGCTGTCTACGATTGGGTTCATGGCGACGAGACCCTCGCTTTACAATTCGCACGCGCACGGGAGGAGGGTTGTGACGCCATGGCGGAAGAGGCGCTGCACATTTCTAACACCCCGCACATTGGCAAGAAAAAGGTCTACAGCTCTGGCGCTGAGGATGATGAGGACAGCGTGACGGTGACCGAGGAGGACATGCTTGGCCACCGCAAGCTCCAGATCGAGACGCGGCTCAAGCTGCTGGCCTGCTGGAACCCTAAGAAGTACGGCACCAAGGTCCAGATGGGCGGTGACCCCGGCAACCCAATCAAGATTGAGGCGCAGGTGGAGGCTGACAACTTCCTCGCCACGATCATGAAGAACGCGGAGCTAAAGCGGCAAGTCTCGGCGAATGAGTGACATTGCGGCGATCGTCTCGGACCCGGAGGTCCAGAGGCACCTAGCGCTGGCCAGCCCTGAGTACCGTCTGGCGTGGGCTTGGCGCATGTCATGGTTCAGCACCCAGCATGCCCATCAGACTCTCCCGCCGGGCGACTGGTGGTCGATCTGGCTGATGCTGGCCGGACGTGGAGCAGGGAAGACCCGCACGGCTGCTGAACAAATCGCTTGGTGGGCCTACGAGCAACCCGGCACCCGCTGGCTGGTGGCTGCGCCTACCTCGGCCGACGTCCGGGCCACCTGCTTTGAGGGTGACAGCGGCCTGATGACCATCATCCCTAAGTCACTGGTGGCTGACTACAACAAGACCGCGCACGAGCTGCGATTGACTAACGGCTCGCTGATCAAGGGCATCCCGGCCAGTGAGCCTGAGCGCTTCCGGGGCCCGCAGTTCCACGGCGGTTGGTGTGATGAGCTCGCGGCATGGGACTACCTGCAAGAGGCGTGGGACCAGATCCAGTTCGGCATGCGGCTGGGCAAGCGCACCCGGCTCATTTGCACGACCACCCCCCGGCCGAAGGACTTGATCATCGAGCTGATTGGCCGGGAGGGTGACGACGTCGTGATGACGACCGCCTCGACCTACGCCAACCTGACCAACCTGTCAGAGAACTTCCGCAAGCAGATCCTCGCCTATGAGGGCACCAAGCTGGGCAGGCAGGAGATCTACGCCGAGATCATCGACCCCGAGGAGGGCGGCATCGTCAAGCGCGACATGTTCAAGCTCTGGCCAGCCGGTCGAGCCTTCCCGCGCTTTGAGTACATCCTGCAGTCCTACGACGTGGCGACCAGCGAGAAGGTCCAGAACGATCCGACGGCCTGCATCACCTTCGGCGTGTTCAAGCCACAGGATTCCCCTATGAGCGTCATGGTCATTGACTGCTGGCAGGAGAGGATGCAGTACCCCGACCTGCGGCCCAAGGTGCTCGAGGAGTACGAGACCGTCTTCGGCGAGGGCAAGGACCGCAAGCGGGTTGACCTGCTGCTGATCGAGGACAAGAGCGCCGGGATCTCCCTGATCCAAGACCTCCAGCGGGCTCACCTGCCTGTCAGGGCGTACAACCCCGGGCGGGCGGACAAGATGCAGCGCCTGAACATCGTCTCCAACATCATCGCCCGTGGCCGGGTCTGGATCCCCGAGTCGGACCACCGCAAGGGCTACGTCAAGGACTGGGCCGAGGGCTTCGTCAGCCAGATCTGCTCCTTTCCCGAGACGACCCACGATGATTTGGTGGACGCATGTGTTGATAGCTTGACTCAAGTGCAAATGGCCAAGGGCGTGAAACTGATCAAGGACGTGCAGGTGGGTGACATGGTGATGACCCCTGCAGGACCGAGGCGGGTGACTGCCGTGCATGACAACGGGCTCAAGGAAGTTTGGAACGTCAACGGCCTGCTGGCCACGGCAGAGCACCGGGTAATGACCCAAGACGGTTGGATGCGTGTTGACTGCTTGAGTCAATCAGTCCATAATGTATACCTTTACAAGGATGCATCATGGCTTTCAAATCAAGTGGCGCTGTTGTCGAGTCGGTGGTCTTTAACGGTCGCAAGTACAACCGCTACCCTGAGAGCGATAACCCGGCGCACCGTCGATACTTTGCAAGGGCTGGCCATCGGCTTCATCGAGACGTCTGGAAGCACCACAACGGGCCAATCCCTGCGGGCATGCACGTCCACCACATTGACGGCAACACGGCCAACAACGACATCGGCAACTTGGCCTGCGTTACAAGCAAGCAGCATTGGGACGAGCACCGGGCGCAGGCATCTGAGCGCAGTAGGCGGCCAGAGCAGCTTGAGCACCTTAGCCGGATCCGCGTCAGCGCAGCCGACTGGCACAGGTCAGACGAGGGCCGGGCGTGGCACAGAGAGCACGCTAAGGCCTCTCTGGCAAAGACTTGGGGGAAGCCTAGGGTTTACGTTGAAAGCGCCTTCCAATGCGTCTGGTGCGGCTTGGAGTCGCTTCGCAAGACTGACCGCAAACAGTTCTGTTGCCCAGCCTGCCAAAACGCCGAATCAAAGCACCGCCTTGGTAAAACAAGCTACGAACACCCATACCATGCGTCATGTGTTCGACCTGACGGTGGAGGGTGAGCACTGCTACTACGCCAACGGGATCTTGGTTCACAACTGCACGCAGGCCCTGCGCTACCTGCGCGACGCCGGGTGGCTGGAGATCGACCCGCCGCCCAATGACGACTGGGACGAGGACGACTTTGCCGACAGCGGAAAACAAAAGCGAGTCAACCCCTATGCAGTCTGATCAAGCTGTGGTAGAGTGGAGCTGTTGCCGTCGTAAGCAGCAGTTGAAAGCCGTTACTCATGCATTGGCCTCCTTCGGGGGGTTACGACCCAGTGCAGTAGTAACGGCTTTTTGCGTTCACGACGGCGACTCGGACACCATGCGGCACGTCGGTGGTGGAGTCTTAAATAACCCTGTGACACGAGCAAGCCAGAGCAGGGGCGGTGGGCGAATTCCCAGAGCCGGGCGGTTGAAACAAGTCTGGGATAACGTAAGCGACGACTGGCTCCATACAGAGGATCGTCGAGGCGTAGAGCGAACTTTGATCTTGATCACGGTAAGGCTACGCTTTGCTCAAACATTCACCACCAGAGGCCTACATGCAGATAACTAGAGAGTGGTTAGATCTAATCAGTGATGATCATGGGTTGACCAATGGCCAACAGAAACTGCTGAACATCTGGTGCCAAGCTGCCCCTTACGTTGACAAGCTGATCCCTGACCTCGTGGCGCACTTCCTTGAGCACTGCCGGGGGTACCGCGAGATGCCTCAGCACGTCAAAGACTTCAAGGGCTGGGTGTAGCAATGGACTTGACAGCGCCCAGCGTTTATGATGGCGGCATTCCCGCGAAAGGCCTTGAGAATGCAGCTCCCTAAAATCGACCCGCTAAAACCGATTGCCCTGCCTGATCTAAAGCCAATCGGAACCGATTCGGTTTCCAAGAAGCCTACTTTGCAGGAGTGGCACGCGGCCGGTGGCGGGATCCCACTGCAGTACAAGGGCCGGGAGCATGTCTGGCACGCCAAGGTCAAGAAGTTCGCCGAGGGTGGAGAGGTTCACATGGGTGCTGGTGGCGTCATGAAGGGCTTGATTGGGGCCTACAACAAGGCGGACAAGGCCGCTGACGCCGCAATAGCTGCCAAGAAAGCGCTGCCTGCCGCCGAGCGGGACGCCAACCTCCAAAAGTTCCTTGAGCCTAGCAAAGCCCCGATGCGCCTGTACCACGGCACGACCGCCACCGAAGGCGGCAAGGGCAAGGAGGCTATCCGCAACCTTAAACCTAGCAAGGAGGGCGCACTCGGGTCGGGTGTGTATCTAACGCCTAATTCGAGCAGGGCATCAGGTTATGCTGAATCGCCTTGGGACAGTAAGTTGGACTTGGACAGGCATTCGCCAAATGTGTTGCCAGTTCACGCCCAAATCCGCAACCCGCTGATCATTGAAGGCACTCGCCGCGACCCCATGATCGAGGCGCTGATGAAATTAGGCATGGACGAGGACAAGGCCTCCCGCATGGTTGAGCGTGCTTACGAGCAAAAGGGCTACATCGGCAAGGAGGTTGAGTCCCGCGCCCGTGCCGCTGGCTATGACGGCCTGATGCAGTACCGAAATGGCGACCTGTCTGAGGTGGTTTCCTACAACCCCAACACAATCAAGAGCGCAATCGGAAACCAAGGCACCTACGACATCAACAGCCCGGACCTGAGCAAGGCCCGTGGCGGCGAGGTCCACATGCAAAAGGGTGGCAAATCCGGTGCCCTTGTAAGCATTGCCGAGGCGGTGGCTAAGGCCAGCAAGAAGGCCGACGAAATTCTTGACGCCAAGAAGGCGGCAGATGAGGCCGCCAAGCCCGCCAAAGCAGCCAAGCCAACGAACTACAGCACAAAGGTGCTGGAATCAACTGCTGCACGATTTGCGGACAAGATTTCAGCGGCCAGCCCAAAGTTGAGTGACGAAGAGGTTGCCAAGAAGGCAATGAACCAAGCCGTCAAAAAGCTGGAATGGGAACGGACGCAAAAGCCTGCGCTAGAAAAAAAGTACGGACCATTGAGCAAGTCTTCTTTTTCTGAGAGCAACCCCAACAAGATGCAGAATACCGCTGAGGTGGTGGCAGAACGCAAGCGCAAGGCCAACGAGTTCCTTGATCAACCCACTGAGCCATGGTCGCCCCCAAGAGCGGAGCTGCAAGCGTTTGACCGCTCATCCATCAAGGACGCTTTAGAGGGTTTCCCCGGCGTGTCTCAGTCCACCTTCCCTCGCGACAAGCCCAGTCGCGCCAGCACCTCGCACGTTGAGGAGCTATACACAGATCCAGAAAACCGCGCCCTCATTGAGAAGCAGATCAAGCGTGGCCTGCCCTTGGGCGGTGAGACGTTCTACGCTTCGCTCTACCCTGTCAAGCAAGCGGTGCTGGAGGCGGGCATGCCTGCCGAAAAATTCGACCAATGGATTTACGGCATGGCTCCAGCGTCTGCCCGCAACTCCATCATGAATGAGATGGCGGTCGGCCAGTTCCTGCGCGATATGAATGCGCGTGGCATTCCATTGACCGAGGCAAATGTTGCCAAAGAGATGGCTTTGTACAAAGAAAAATTTGGTATGGGCCTGCCGTTGATGCCACTGCATCGAGAAGGTGTGCAAAAAGTTCTTGAGGGCGGGCTGAACCTGCGCGATCAGAATTTGGCAAACATACCAACCAACTACAAGATCCCAACCTACGGCAGCCAGAAGGCTGGCGACTTTGCCAACTCGGTCGTGCTTGACGTTCACGAGGCTGGCGGACATACGCAAGGCAGTCGATACCATCCCTACTTCAATGAGCAGGGCGGGTTCGGCAATACCGAATACAACGCAGGCGAGCAAGGGTTGCTGGGAATTGCCAAGGACCTTGGCATCCCCGGCGGCATGGCCCAAGCTGGCCGCTGGTTTGGTGGTGGCGAGTTGACGGGGTTGAAATCGCCCCGGGGCGATGCGCTTGATCTGCTTGAGAAGCAGGTGGCTTACACGCTCCAGCAAAAAGGCATCCAACCTAACCCGGCCAACGTGCGTGCAGAAGTGCTTCGGCAGATTGAGACGGGCGAAGGCGATCTCTTGCCTTGG